ATGGTACACAAAGATAATGGCTTGCCTTGCTTTAGACCAGTCCACGTTATCATGCTCTTGGTCGACGTGCAGTCGTCCGTCTTGGTATATGCCAACAAGAAACACGTTAGTAAAATGAGGTACGCCTTCATCTTCAACATTGAAGCCAAGAAATTGCAGCACATCCCTTACATGGTCTAGCATTTTACCGTCCTTACTTTCACCGGTTATTCTCATCTTTTTCATGTTATTCTTGATTTTCGTTTTCGCCCTCTTTGTTTTCTTCTTGTGGCTCAGGGGCAATGCTCCCAACCATAGACACCAGCTGTGCCATAACCTCGTCTCGTTGCTGGTAATTCTCTACAAGTGACTTGCATAATTGCATCAAGTCACGGCTCTTGTATTCATTCGGAGATAAGTTTTCTGTGACAAAATATGCCATGGGAACATTGAATATGTTTGAAAGTTTACGGAGGACGCTCGTGTTAAGGTCTTCTTTCACAATCATATCATAAACAGCTTGCTTCGTTTTGCCTAATCTTTTCCCTAGCTTAGCCGCGTCAAGATTTTCTTTATCCATCAAATATTTAATTTTCAGGCCAATATGCAACATAGTAAACTTTTTGTTTTAAATAAACCAAGTTTTTCTTGGCTATAAGTCAAGATTATCTTAACTTTGCATTATAAAATTAATAATACAAAATTATATACACAAGCAATGGGAGAAAAAAGTAACAATTTTGTTCTGTATTACAAAAAGCAGGACATAAAGAAAAAGAAAGCGATAAGGGAAGCCTTCTTAAAAAAAACGTCGATAAGTTACCCTGGGTGGTATTCTAAGATCGCGCGTGGAAAGTTCTCGATACTGGAACTAGATTTACTTACCAGTATCTGCGGAGATGTATTCTAGCTAGTGCGAATGAAGACTTTACCACCAAGAGAATGCCAAACGTGCAGCCATGTCCGCCATTGTATAAACGGATTATACTGCACGAGGAAGAACACTTATGTGCAATATAAAATAATTGAAAACTGCAAATTAAAATACCATAAAGATGAAAGTGAAAGACTTTGAAGAGGCCATCGTCGGCCTTAATAGCAAAATCAGTATCGACGAGGTGATAATAAACAAGAACTCGGTGCGGAAGGTGATTGCCCATACTGACATGATGATACTGATGTGGGACAGTTATGGGCGGGGGTATTCTGCCTCCCGAGACAATGCACCCAAAGAATACTTGACGTTCGATGAGGACGGAAGGCTTAACATTAACGAAGGTTGCCCCGTTACGCGAGACACCGCCTTCGACTTAAACTTTGAATGATGTACATTGACAAGGACATGCGCGGTAAGTATGCCATTATGGACTTGAGGGAGGGAGAGCTGACTCTTCTGCACAAGGCTCTCTGCGCCTATGTCCAAGCGAACGTGGGGAACATCAGCGTGTACGACGCTAGCCGCATACGAGACTTTGACCAACAGATAAAAAGAATTAAGCATGGAGACAAAAACGAGGAGATGGACTTCCGAAGAGGTGGCCTACGTTCAGGTGAACTTCGGAAAGAAGACGTTTGAGGACATGGCACTAGAACTTGGCCGCACGCCCATGTCGGTGCGTCAGTTCACCATTCGCAGGAGAATGTCTGTTGGCCGTACCGTGAAACGCAACATCTTGCAAGAACTACTGAAAACTGCATTCAAGCATCCCGAAGACTTCGCGCCGAGCAAGACCTTCTATAACGAGACTGGCATAGGGCAAAAACGCTTCTGGACGCTCTACTGGGGACATAAGGCCATAACCCCGGAAGAATACCATGCCGTAGCCAACTACCTGGGCGTAACACCGGAAGAAGCATTCGAAGCGCGCCAACTAAATCTATTCGAGGAGGAAAACCAATGACAGACAAACTATTTATAGACAAAGTAAAGTCGGCGTTGAACATTGTGAACGTGGTTGAGTCGTTCACGCACCTTCAAAAGGCCGGCATCAATTATAAGGGCATCTGCCCGTTCCATAACGACAGTCACCCCTCGATGGTGGTCAGCCCTGCAAAGCAGACATATCACTGCTTTGTGTGCGGGGCTGGTGGCGACGTTATCGAGTTTGTGAAACAACACCTTAACCTTACTTTTCCCGAGGCACTGCGCTGGTGTGCAAAGCTTGCGAACATCGATTTTCCCGAGAAGGAAATGTCTGCGGAAGAGGAGCAACGCTACCGTCTTCGTGAGGCCAACTTCATTGCCATGGAGGCAGCGGCTAAGTTCTACCGCGAACACCTGTCGCAAGCGTCCGATTTCCTTTTGAAGAGAGGTTTCAAGCCCACGGATAAGGCGATTGCAGATTATGGCGTTGGTTATGCACCAAAGGGAAACGTGGCCATGAAGCAGCTAATCTCAGCAGGCTATTCTTCTGCCCGTCTGAAAGACGTGGGCATCATCGCCACATCGTCCGAAGGTTACGAATACGACTTCTTCGGCGACCGCCTCGTATTTCCCTTCTACGACATGCAGGGCCATGTCGTAGGCTTCTCAGGGCGACAAGTGACACCGCGCGAGAACTCGGGCAAGTATGTGAACACGGGCGAGACGGCCCTATTTACCAAGGGTAAGCACCTTTTCGGGCTGTACCAAGCCCGTAAAGGCATTGGCAAGAAGGGCTTTGCCTACCTTGTCGAGGGCCAGTTCGATGTGCTTTCGCTCCATGCTGTGGGCATTGAAAACGTCATCGCAGGCAGCGGAACTGCATTCACCGACGAGCAGGTCAGGCTCATCACACGCTTCACCCAGCAGGTGGTGATGATATACGACGCCGACCCGGCTGGCATCAAGGCCGCACTCAAGAACTGCGAGCTGCTGCTTAAGGCCGGAGTCAACGTAAAGGGTGTACGCCTACCCAAAGGTAAGGACCCCGACGACTTCGCGCGAGCGAACGGGAAACAAACCGAAAAACTGTTGAAAGACAAAACCGAGACCTTTCCCAAGCTCTTCAGGAAACTGCTCATCCCAAAGGGCGAGCAAGCCCCCGATGTGATAAATAATGGGCTGAACTCTATCGCCTCGTTAGTGGCCGCTGTACAGGATTCCACCTTGAGGATGGGGTACATGAAGGAGCTGGCTAAGGACTTCGACACGAAGCTCGACCTGATAGACCGCAAGGTGCGCGACATGCGGCGTAACATTGCAGATGTGGCCGAAAAAGCGGTGATGCAGCCTGGGCTGTTCGGACTGGACATACTCAAAGAAAATGTGGAAAAGGATAAGCCCGCGCTGCTCACCTCCGTCTTCCAAGATTTTTTGGACAACTACGGTGAAGAGCCGATAGTCTACATGTCAGGTGTTCCCGCGTCCACCGATATTCAAGAACTGCGCAAGGCATACGGCTATTACGTGGCCAGCATTGAGGGGTGTGCCATCAATGCCAATGGTGAAGAGAGCCATTACCTTCGTGCGCTTCGCGAGATATATTGCGGTGGCGTAACCAACCTCTCTATCGAGAGGGGCGAGTTCAACGAGCCCTTCATCAACGCCTACATTAAGCTCCACAGTTCATTCTTAGACGGATACCTCGGCGACAAGGTGCCGGTCATCGCCCGTTGCATCGAGCTTACCAGTTATGCCGAAGAATCCGTAGTTACCATCAACAAGAATACCTATTGCCTGCAGTTAGGCATCACGAAAGGGCAGTTTGACGAGATAAGGAAGCCATTTGCCGCCAAACGAAAGGCCACCATTGCCATCAACATGCAGGGCGACAGCCTCGGTACGGACGATTTCGACCCCGACAACCTTCCAAAATATGTGGAAGACAGCGAGGAGTATTCAAGCATGTTCCGCGAATGCAAGTATTTCCCGAGACTCAACAAGAAGGGAGAGCCGGTCTGCTACATGTTCCAAAACAAGAACGGCAGCGGCTTCACACAAGTGGGCGACTTTTTCATGACGCCCCTGCTGCACATCTACAGCGACGACTATGAGCAAAACAAGCGCGTGTTGCGCATCAACCGCAGGTATTACCCTACTCCGTTATACATAGAGGTAACATCGAAATCGCTGCTTAAGAAATCTTCCATCGAAGAGGTTCTCATCAACCTCGAGGCCGTGAACTTCACCAACGGCGAAGAGCAGCATTGGACGAAGATACGCGAATACATGAGCCGGCACTTCGTGATGTGTTCGGAAGTGCAAGTCTACGGCAACCAGCAGGAAGAAGGCACTAGCCGTAAGACGGACAGCATGTTCTTCGCATTCGCAAACGGAATCTTCCATACCGTGGACGACAAGCCCACGTTCAGCCCGATAGACGAACTGGGCGTCGTGGCGCACAATAAGAAGAACTATTACCTCCCCGCATTCTCCACCATCTACGCCGGCAGTGGCCGCCAATCGGACAAGTACGAACTCATTTCACAGCTGGTTTACAAGGAAGTTCCCGAAGAGAAAAAGGTGTCGTTCGAGAAGTGGGCCGACCTGATGAACCGTGTCTACAAGATAAACGACAACGGCAAATGGGCCACGCTCTACGCCATCATGTGCGCCTTCCGCAGCAATATCCATTGCATCGACAGACTTTTCACCGCTCCCTTCTTCATGGGTCCGATGTCATCGGGTAAGACACAGATAGGCATATCCATTCGTTCGCTGTTCATCTCGCCCACTGTGCCCATATTCAATCTGAACACAGGTACGGATGCCGCAATGTCTACCATCATGGGAACGTTTCGGGACGTGCCAGTGGTATTGGACGAGTACAACAACAAGGACATCTCCAATGTGAAGTTCCAGGCACTGAAAGGCATTGTGTACGATGGCGACGGCAAACAGAAACGCCGTGGAGTATCGGGTAGGGAAATTGAGAATGATAAGGTGTATGCCCCGGTGGTAATCTGTGGCCAAGAAACGCCACAACGCGACGACAACGCCCTGATGAGTCGCGTCATCATCTGTGAAGTACCAAAGCCGAAGAACCGCACTCCCGAGGAAACACGCTTGTTTGAAGAACTCAAACGCATCGAAGACCCCAACAAGGTGGGACTCTCCAACGTGCTGCTCGACATACTGGCCTTGCGGCCGCAGGTGATGGACCACTTCCGCCAATTGAAACAAGAGGCCTATGAGGAGTTGAAACAGGATGTCGTAAACTCGGGTGAGCGCGACAGACTGATGAAAACTGTTAGCCTGTTCCTTGGCATGCTCAAGCTGATTGAGCGACACACCGACCTGATGCTGCCGTTCACCTACGAAGAATTCTTCAAAATTGCCCAAGATAAGATCGAGTTCCAATTGTCGCTTATTCGCAGCACAGACAAGCTGGCCATCTTCTTCAACGCTATGGACGTGATGATAGACACCAAGGCCGTTGTCGAAGGGCGCGACTTCCGCATCGAGCAGCCGACGAAAGTCACCGGCACGGATGCGCAGGGCAACAAGAAGACGTTTACCTTTGAACCCGACACACAGGTGATGTTTATCCGCCTGTCGGCCATATTCAGTTATTACGAGAAGGCGGGCATGAACACCGAAAACACCACCCTCTCCACAATCGAGCAGAACCTTCGTTCGCACCCCTCTTACATTGGAACGGTGTCTTCACACCGCTTCGAGTGGAAAGAAACCATCGAGGTGGCACGCAACGATGCCGAAGAAACCATGGTGAAGCTACGCAAGCCCAAATCGAAGATGACCAGTGCCATCATCGTTAACTACGACCTTTTCAAGATGATGTACAACATGGACTTCCGCCGAGACCCCACATCCGTCGAACCTGCGCCAGCCACCGAACAGGAAGACGACAGCGACAAACCATTCTAACCGTAACCATCACAGCAGGGGTAGCTTTCAAACGGAGCTATCCTTTTTTCGTTTTAATAGCGTTAGGTAAGCATATCTCTAACGTTGGGTAAGCATATCTCTAACGTTGGGTAAGTTATTCATAATAAAACCGTCTATTTATCATAATTCGAAAGGATATGCCTCCCCAATATACATACGAAGGTACGAAATCACCGAGCCATTTCGCCTCGAAAACAAACATCGTGCCGTTTTTTTTATATTCTCCCTTTTACTTCGACAAAATCCCCCGAACCCCCAAATTTGTCAAAAGCAAGGAAAAACATCCTTTTCGAGGAGATTTTTTAAAAAACATGCGACCTACAATCCTACAATCCTACAATTCGCTTTTCTTACATCATTAACCTTATATGTATATATCAATATATCAATATGTTATGTTGTTTTTTGTTCGTTTGATGAGTTTGTAGGTTTGTAGGTCGGTGTAGGAAATTGTAGGAAATGGCCTTCATGGGCGAAAAAGGTCGTTTTGGGGGCTAAAACCTACAAATCGGGCATTTGTAGGTCGTGTAGGACGTGTTTTTGCCCCTTTGTAGGTCGAAATTTAAGTGTAATAATTTGCGTATGTCATTGATTATTAGTATCTTTGTAAAACACAACTCCTAATTTGTAGGATTGTAGGACTGTAGGAACACTAAATCATCAAATAGACCCATGGAGAATAAGAAACGACTACTTTTAAAAGAAATTAACATCAAAATCGAGGGGTATCTGGCAGAGTACATTTCGGCCAAATTCAAGAAAAACGAAAGTGATGGAAAAATCGAGGTACCCTCCAACAACGACCTCTACTTCTGCCTTTGGCACCACATGTCGAAGCCCAACGGGCGGGCTCGCCCCACCGAAGGTGGAAACCTCCGTATCGCATTGCCTTGCCGAAGGAGTGGGGCTACGGAAGGGCCGTGGAAAGACCCCGCCTATTACAACTACATCTCGCAGGCGGGGGTGAAAGCGGTAGAAGAATGCATACGCCTCCAATTCAACTTTGAGCTGCACCGCGTGCTGCTCGAAAATGAGGAGTTCGGCCACAAGCGACGCAACATCGACGTGGTGTACGATTTCATGCGGACCTACCAACTCAAGTCTGTATCACCCGACGCGCTGCTCAAGAATTACTACCGTTACCGCGCACGCATCCGCCCAAAACGCACGCGCGAATATAAAAGAATACATATTTAACAAATTTTAATACATACCGAATACCCACATTTGTCCTTTAAAACACCCAAACATCCATGAAAGAGTTTACATCCCTCATCACAGTAGAGCCCACAGACGACGCCTCCGGCAAGAAATATGCCTTCTATGCCGACCATTTCGAGTTCGTTCCCACCGCCACTGAAGACGATAACGGCCCGCTTTGGCTGTGCGACAAAACTTTCGTTGTAGACATGCCGCCACAAGATATTGTCCGAGTGTTCGCCATAGCACGCTCGGCCGTCGTCACGCTGCATGTGGCCAAAGGCCAGCCCGTGCAGATTGGCACGGCAACATTCCCCGCACGTGTGCGCATCTCATGTCACCTTAACCGCGCACACCTGATAATCACGGCCAAGATGCCTGTTAACCCTTTCGGCTAGTCTTTTGAACCATATATATAATAGGAGTAGCTTTGCAATAAACAACACGTCATGAACGAACTGCAACAGCTACTCCTTTCGGGCAAACCGCTCCACATCACCACCGACGGCTTCCGCCAAGCCATGTTGGCCGCTTTCCCCCTTTCGGGAAAAGCCAACATCCCCGACACGCGCACCGCCCTCGGCCCGCTCTCGTCCGCCCAACTGCAATACCTCGCCACGCACACCTGGTATCAATTGGAGACACACGAGGCTTTAAAGAAACAGCTAGAGGCAATAAGACAGGATAACTCTCAGCCTGCCGTTACCCTCACCGATGAGTATGCCAATGAGGATATTCCTGAGAACTCCATCGCATACCATCGCGTGTGGGGAACGGTGATGGCCGACGCTTATTGGTTCTTTTCTTCAAAACAGCTGGCGGCCGACCTGATGGCGGCCGAAGCCAATCCCCAAATCACCTGCCACTTCCTGCATGTGAACTCACCCGGAGGCGATGCATGGTTTCTCGACCGGTTGGACGAAACCCTGCGCGCCTGCACCAAACCCATCATCACCCTTTACGAACACCTTTGCTGCTCGGCAGGCTACCACATCGCCTGCCACGGCAGTCGCGTATATGCACTCACCGCCAACGACTACGTGGGATGCATCGGAACCATGTGCAGCTTTTACGATTTCCAGCCCTACTTCGAGCAGCTGGGTATCAAGCTCGTCGAAGCCAAGGCCGACAAGTCGGATTTGAAGAACAAGACTTTCGACGACTTACGTCAGGGGAAACCTGCACAATATGTCGATGATTTTCTCAATCCCCTCAACGAGCAGTTCTTGGCATGCGTACGTTCCATGCGTTCGGCAATTGCCGAACTCGGCGACGACGCTCCCGCCCTGCGAGGCGAAACTTATCTCACGGCCGAAGCCATAACCACAGGGCTGTGCGACGGCACACGTACGTTCGCCCAAACTATTGCCGAAGCAGTCGTCATGGGGGCAGAGTATGCAGAGGCAGAAAACACAAAACGTTCCATATACAATATACTATAATCAAAAAGATAAGCTTATGAATTTCAGAGAAAAGTTCATGTCCGTAATCGAACTCCTGCACCTTAAGCAGAAAATCGACGACAAGAAACCATTCACCAAGGAAGAGTTCAATTCCATCGTGGCAGAATACCAGAAAAAGTACCAGACCACGCTCAAGGACGACCTCGAGGCCGAGAAAAAGTCTAAAAAGGACGATGAGCAGCAAGCCGAAATGCAGGCCATGCTCAACAGCATCCAGCAGGTGCTCAACACCATCAACCCCACGGCTGCGCCTGCACAAACCGAAAAGCAGGATGCCTCCTTGGCTTCCATTCTTGAGAGCCTTAACGGCATACGCGAAGACTTCAAGGCCCTGGCCGGCAAGCCCACGCCCGACACCCCCGAACAAACCGTCACCCTCTCGCCCCTTGCCATCAACGGTTTCGGCAACACACCCGAATACCTCTTCGGTGTGCAGCATCCCATGTTTTCCATGAAGAACAGGTGGAACAAAATTGCAGCCAACCCGCGTGCTGCCGGTGCACTTCCCGAAGTAGACGAGCAGGTGGACGGCGTAGCCTTCCACAAGGCTGCTTGCGCCTACGCCAAATCCCTCAAAGAACGCTACCAATATTTGCAAGAGAACAAGATGCTCGATGCGCCCGCGCTGGCCACCGGCAAGTACGCCACCAACTACGGCGGCGTTGACGGTGCAAAACTGGGCGACCAATTTGTGCTGCTGCGCCAAGATGCCATCATCGCCCGAGTGCTCGAGAAACGCGACCTCACCCAGCACTTCCCCGTGCAATACGGCATACAAGACCGCGCCCTCATCTTCAACGCCTTCTTCGACGAGGTGTCGCAGGCCTACCAGGCAGGTGAAATTTTCAAGGGTGGCATGAAGATTGAGAACCAAATGGGGTATGTGGATGACGCCATGATAAAGATTGAGTGGGGACCGATGAAGGAACTTGAGCGCAAATACATCGCCTATCTCAATAAGGAAGGTTCCGACCCCATCAAGTGGACCATGATTGAGTACCAGCTGCTCAACACCCTGCTTGGCGCGCAAACCGAACAGAGCAAGCGGCGTATGCGCGGCATCTACGTGAAGCCCGAGCAAAGCACGGCCGGCTCGTACCTCAATGCAGGCACGGGGCTGCTCTACACCCTGCTGCGCTACGTTCACCAATACGACATCAAACCGCATGCCGACGCTGCCTACCGCACCTACACGCAGGCCACCATGCTCACCGCCGTGCAGGAATTCGTTGCCGACGTGCAGGCCAGCGTAACCGAAGACATGGACCTCGGCCGTCATTGCCTGTACCTTAACCTCGCCCATCAGGGATGGTGGATTAAGAACGTGCGCAGCACCTACGGCAAGGATACCGACTTCGCAGGCCCAATGGGCGCGCTTAACGTGGTGCCCGACACCAACGTGCGCATCATCTGGTTGCCCTACCTGGGTCAGTTGCCCTTCATGATGCTGCACGAACCGGGCAACATCCTCTTCCTGGAATACGTTCCTGGCGAGATGCTCTCCGTGAAGATGCAAGAGCAGATGGAGCAAGTGCGCGCCTGGTCTACATGGAAAGAGGGCTGCTCGGCCACCTTCACCGGCCGCCGCTTCGACACCAAGAAAGAGATGGACGACAACCACTACGAGTGGCAGCAGATCTTCATCAACCTCTTCGCCGCCACCATCGTCGACAAGGTGGACGGTGCGCAGGGCTTCTGGCACGTAACGGGCGAAACCACCACCAAAGACACCTACACCGACATTGCCAACGCCAAGGCCGGCGTGGCCTACTGCATCGAGGCGGGCATCGCCACACACCTGCCCAAGGTGGAGAAGAGCGGCAAGTTCGCAAAGATTACCGCTGCATTCACAGCCACGGCCGTGGGCGACTACCTAATGGTAATTTTGGACAAGGACGGCAACTTCCGCGAATTGGAACGCTGTGTAGGCGGCAAGCGCACCATCAACACCGCCCTGCAACCAAACGTGCCGGGCGGGCGTTAAGCCATTTCCGAGCCATTCTTATTAATGACATGTGTTTAACCAACGGGGAAACCGCTACGGCGGTTCCCCCCCCCTAAAACAACAAAAAAATGAAACGCAACAACATACAAGCCGGGCATCGCGCCACGGCCAAAGGCAACCGTTATGCCAACCGCCAAGCGCGCCGCCTTTTCTCCATCGTGCTGGCCGTATTCGGCCTCGCCCTCCTGTTGGGCGCACTCGTCGACCACTCCCTGGCCTGCGCCGGCGGAACAGGCCTTTCGCTCGCCTCGATGCTGGCCATCGGCAACATCGACGACGTAAGCGACAAGGATACCCACGGCTCCGACATCTCCTACATCGTATATCTCATCTCAGTGGAGCAGCTGGACCGCTCCAAGCCCTTCCCCCAACCCAACGGCCAGCGCGAAGTGTCGCCCCTGCCGTTGCTGCCGGGGCAAGAGCCCCACTACTTCGAGGCGCACGACATACCCACATTCACCGCCACCACCGAGAAAGGAGACATCACCACCACGGGCGAAAACGTCTTCACCATGATTATGGGTGGAGCGCGCGATGTGCTGTACAATTTTATCGAGCAATACTCGGGCGGTAAGTTCGTGCTGTTGTTCAAGCACGTCAAGAATCCGCAGTGGTACATCGTAGGCGAATTGGAGCGTCCGCTTATCCTCAATTCCACAGAAACCAAGGACGACAAGGACGGCCGTTACACCACCCTCACCTTCAAGCGGCCCTCGGTAGACCTGCCGTTGAAGTATGCCGGCAACCCCGCCATGGCAGCAGCGCAACCCATTGCGCCGGATGCCAAAACCATCGCCGTCAAACCCACGGCCAACAGCTACACTATCGCCAACGGTACCACCGCAGGCGCAGTTATTGACAAGGTTTCAGGACTTACTGCAGCCGACAAGGGACGATACGTCACCCTGCTGGGAGCTGGCACCGACAAGCCTGCCACTATTGCCGACAGCCTTGTGTTCGTGCTCGAGGATGCCGCCACATGGACAGCCAAAGAAGGGGCGGCCATCACCTTCCGTGTGCTCGACGCCAACACGCTCGTTGAAGTGTCGCGTACCGCTTAGAACAGAAAGAGAGCGAGTGATGACTTTTGTCGCTCGCTCTTATTTCTTAACCGATAAAAAAAAACAAGATATGCAAGAAGTAAAAAACAAACTGGCCATGTTCAATGCGCTGCGTTGTAGCGACTCTGCCGCAGCCGACCTCGAATTGCTCGCCCAACGATGTCCCCAGCACCCCGACATGGCGCGGTTCATGTTCAGCTCCGAACGCAATGCCGACGACATTCTCTTTGCCCTGCTCGACCACGCCACCGCCGACGAAATTATCGACAACCGCTTGGAAAAGGCGGATAGGAAAAACAACGATGATGGAGGTACACCCAACACAAACCCCGAAACAGAAGGCGGCACTCCGCCCGATGGTGATGCAGGCCAACCCCTGGCCGAAGGCGAAGGCGGGCAAACCACCGATGGGGGCGCAACAGAGCCACCTGCCGCTGACAATGACGCCGAACAGGAAGGCGAGGCTCTTCCTACCCAAACAGACGGCCTACTGCCCGTTGCAGACACTGAGAACCAAATCGGGCAACCCACAGAAAGCCCGAACCTGCCGCAGGACAAAACGCCTACAGCCCCCGACGCAAAAAAAAAGTAGCCCTGCAAAAGGAGCAGGAATATCCGCAGATTGATTGGCAGAACCTGGCCGATGCCGACGTGCAGGCGGCCACCATCCTTTACAACGACCGCATCAACACCTGGCGCGAGATGAAACGGCTCGACCAGCTGCTCGACACCGCACCCACGCCGCAGGCCGTGGCAAAGATGGCCGAAACGCGCATACGCAACAACCAGGCATTCGCCGAGCTGCAAGCGTTCAACGACACGGGCCGCTTCCTTAACCGCCATCCGCTTTTGGCCGAACGTTCCGAAGCGGCCCACCTGCTGAAACTATTCAGGCAAGACCCTGCCGAATTCCTGCGACTTCACAAAAACACGCTCGACAACATCAAGCGTTACAAGTCTTACCTTAAGCGTACGGACCGCAAGGACCGCCGAACCGCTGATAGAGCAAATTTGGAGCGGCATAAAGACCGTGAACGTCTATTCAAAATGATTATGGAACAAAACAGCAAATAATGGCATGAAAACAATAGAAGTATTTAACCTCGGCGGTCTTCCAACCGCACCCTTGGATGCGTTTAATGAACTTCAAGAAGACTTTAAGAAATCAGATTCCGACAAACTCTCAAAGCTACAGATGCTGATAATAACGCGCGGGTTCAAGTATTCGTTCAAAGTATGGAAAGACGAGAATGGTAAACTGTGGATTATCGATGCGCATCAGAGGAAAAAGGCCTTGACCGCCCTGCGTAAGTCTGGTTTTGAAATACCCGAGATTCCTTATGAGGAAATACAAGCCGCCGACAGGCGTGAGGCGGTGGAAGAAATAGCCGCCTATAACTCCGAATTTGCACAAAAGAATCCAGACACTATTTTGTTCGAAAAATACAAGATAGGCGGTGATACACTAGAACTGTTCAACCTTGGATACGAAGTGAAAAAGCACGATTTCAAGGTGGATGCAGACAATATTTTCGGAGAAGAAAAAGAAGTGGCAGAAATTAAGGAAGACGAAGTCCTAGTCGATGCGGACATGGCCGACGACAAGTGCTTCGCCAAGCCAGGCGACCTCTTCATCCTTGGCGAGAACAGATTGCTGTGCGGTGATTGTCGCTCGAAGAAAGATGTGGTAACCCTTATGGGGGGCCGCTGCGCGGACATGATCCTGACCGATCCTCCATATAATGTGTCATACGAAGGGGGTACTGAAGATAAGATGAAGATCGAAAACGACTCGATGGAAAACGACTTGTTCGCACAATTCCTCAAGTCGGTATTCGAGAACATGTATGCAATACTAAAGCCGGGCGGCTCATTCTACGTTTTTCATGCCGATTCGGAAGGTGAGAATTTCCGCAGGGCCATTCGTGAGGCGAACTTTAAGATTGCCCAGTGCTGCATTTGGGTGAAAGATACGTTGGTCATGGGGCGGCAAGACTACCAATGGCAGCATGAGCCCTGCCTGTATGGGTGGAAACTCGGTGCTGCGCACCATTGGAACTCTAACCGGAAGCAGACAACGGTATGGAGATTCGACAAACCACGTGCGAACCGCATCCATCCGACGATGAAACCTGTGGCATTAATGGCTTATCCTATTTGTAACAGTACAAGGAATGGAGGAATTGTTGTCGACTTTTTCTCGGGATCGGGTTCAACGATAATGGCATGTCAACAGACCGACAGAGTCGGTTATGCCATGGAAATTGACCCTAAGTATGTGGCCGCTTCGGTTCTGAGGTTCAAAACGATGTTTCCTCAGTCCACTATACGATTGGAACGGAATGGGATTCTTTTGAGTTCAGAAGAAACTGCCAACATCATAGGAAATGCAGGATGAAATTTCAAAATCAGGCTACGCCCTGTCGGAAGAGTATATATCACAGGTGCGCACATTCGGGGCGTTAGGCTACACCCCAGAGCGCATCTGTAAACTACTGGGACTAAGGGGAAACAAACGTGTCGAGTTTCTCTTGCGAATGGGAATAAGTGGTGACACCTATTGTGAAGCCTATAAGCAAGGCAAAGCACTTGGCGAATATAACATTGACGCTGAGTTGGCCAAGAAGGCGGAGGATGGAGACATCGAATCCATCAAACTGTTGGAGACTCGTAAAAATGAGCGTGTTGAGAAAGATTTGCGCAACGAATTGTTTGGAATATGAAGAGCAAAATTGACAGATTGGAGGCGATACATCCCGACCTCATATCGGCATTCCTTACAGGCGGGAAAGGCGATGGAATTCCTGTCGACATACAATTGTTTTTGAAACAACTGCAATGGGCTGCCGAGATATACGAGTATGAGCGGAATATCACCCGAGCTGCGCGAAAACTTCGGATACGTATCAATGCCGAGCAGGGTGAGAGAATAGAAGAGCGTACGTGCATGTCACGGATATATCAGGCGATAAACTATTTCAACGTCGACTGCAATGTGCCGATAAAGGTCTGGGAAAATAATTTCGCCAATAAATATGAGGACTTGGCCAAGATATGTGCCGTCCAGCGTGATTACAAGTCACAAAAGGCCTGCTACGATGCTGCCTTGGAGTGTCGCCGGCGTGCATCGGAGGTGGCCGAAGCGGATAGGGGCTTGGGCGTGACCTTCATTCTCTCGCCCGAGATAACGGCCGAGGAGATGGGCTTTGCCAAACGTAGCCTTAAGGAGATTGCTGCCAAACATAATCGCGGATTCTACCTTAATCTTATAGAGAGCTTGCCATTGGAAAAGGCAGAGAAAAAGCGTCTCTTGCGTGATGCCGATATAGAGGATGCCGAAATAATACGGGAAATAGACAATGATTGAACAAAACGATAACCTCGCCGCAGAGTTTGAACTCTATTACATGAACGGCGTGCAAATGTTAGCCAGCATCATCGACCCCAACATGCTGTATGCGGAATGGGGGCGCGCCACGGGCAAGACCGAGGGCGTGATGGGGCCGCGGCTGATACGCGTAGCCAACGATATGCCGGGCGAACTGTCGTTCCTCGTGCATAAGACGTATGTGGCGTTGATGACCAACGTGTGGCCGAACATACAAGCCTACTTCTCGCGCCCCGTAATCGTTAACGGCCACCAGCGCGCCATGCTGGAATATGGCGTGGACTATGTCGTTGGCGAAACGCGACTGCCCTCGCATTTCCGCCTGCCGCGCTATCCCGTGTCGTATGCCAAACACTCGGTGATATTCCGCAACGGCGCGCACCTGCAACTGGTGAGCAGCGACCAGCCCGAGAGTGTGGCCGGACGAAATGCCGTGCATGCCTTCATCGAGGAGATGAAACACAATTCGGGCGAGAAGCTTAAGTCGCGCCTGTTCCCCTCGCTGCGCGGCGGCTCGGCCGAGATACGCAAGTCGGCATACTACGAAGGTGTTACCGGCGTGAGCGACACGGCGCGCGTGGATCTGGGCGAGGACGACTGGTTTGAGGACTATGAGCAGGGCATGAACCGCGAACTGATTGAGGAGATAGCATCCGTATCGCTGGCCGTCAACAAGTCGCTTTACCGCCAGTTTGTACTTAGCCGCGAAATGCGCGAAACCAAGAACCCCGTGGCTATGGAGCGCATAAGGCTGGAACAGCAGCAGCTGGCAGCCTTCCTGGCGCGGTGGCGGCCGCGGCTGGCCGACATGCGGCGCAATGCCGTATACTATATCCGCGCATCGAGCTTCCGCAACAAAGACATCCTGGGACCCAAGTTCTTCAAGACCCAGCTCGACACGCTCGACATGGACGAGTTCCTCACCGCCATCTGCGGCGTACGGCATAAGGAGGTGACCAATAAGTTTTTTGCCGCCTACGATAAAGCAAGGCATCAGTTCAAGGATAGCTATGTTTACGACGCCATCCTTGGCCACGACCTCAAAGACAAGTTCACCCTCACCGCCCGTTACCTGCGCCATTACGACCGCCGCGAACCGCTATACGTGGGCTACGACCCTGGGGCGTTCTCCTCGCTGATTGTGGGGCAGAAGAAAGACTATGGCCGGCAGATCGACATCATCAAGGAATTTTGGGCATACTACCCCGAGGAGCAAGAGAGCTTGGCACAACAGTTCTACCAATTCTTCGGGGCTGATGCACAAAACAAGGTGGTACACCTTTATCCTGACCGCGCGGGCAACAAGCGGCGCGAAGAACTGGAACAGATTACCACCGACAGCCGTGCATTGAAAACCGCCCTGGAGGGTTATGGGTTTTCGGTGATACTGCACAACGAGGGCGCGGCCACCATCTACCATTGGCAGCAGTTCAAGCTGTGCCTGATGCTCTTCGGCGAGCAGCGCAACTTCTTGCCCCGTGTGCGCATCTGCGAGAACGAGTGCAAGAACCTGTGCAGCGCGATATTGATTAGCCCCCTTGTTAAGAAGGGCAACTCGATAGAACTGGATAAGAGTTCCGAAAAGAAAGAGCCGTTGAAAAGGCAGGCAGGCCTGACAACACAATTGCCCAGTGCTATGATATACTTGCTTTATGGCCTCTATGGCGACATCGCCAAAAGCGATTTAAGCACATTCCCAACCGATTTACCAGATAACACCGCCATTTGATGGCGAACCATGCGAAGCGTTAAGCCAAAGTTATACTTACGAAAGGGTATAAACGGCGGCTTAACGCTTTTTCTGTATCGTAAAGGGGCCAATTTGGGGCTAATAAGTGTGCGTGGAGCAAGCAATAGTTTTGCTAAGCAGGTCAATATCAAGCATTTTTTACATGGCTGCAAAACTTAACACGTTGTGTTTCAAGCATGTCGCGCCGCGCAAAATGAAAATCCGAAATGGCGAACGCGATAAAACACCACGCACCGCTGAGTTTGCCTTTTTCGGTGCATCCCCTTAAAAAAATCGGAAATCTGAGGGGGAGGGGTGGGGCTAGTCCTTTGCGCACGCGCGATCGTACGTTACTTTTGCAGCATGGACACAAGTTTCGAGATGTGCGGCATCGATGCACTGCAATGGGCAAGGGAGATTAGCAAGCTGCCCGAGGGGCACTTCACGCTGTGCTTCTTCCCATACAGTCGCAGCCGTGGCGAAGCGGGGGCGAGGCTGGTGGTGAAGGAGCGGTGCAAGTGGCGTACGCAACTGCCCGACGAACGCTTTGCCGCGGCCGCCGAAAACTACCTGCTCTTCACCGATGCCGATGGTAACCCCAAGATGTGCTACTGCATACTGGTGCGCTACATGGCCTTTCCCAACGACGGATATAAACTTCACAAGACAAACTGGTTATGACAGAAAACTTCGAACTTTACGGAAATGCCGGACTCTACGTGGCCGACGGCAACACGTTCTCCTTCCAAGTGGGCGAAGGCGAGCAGCTGTTCGCCCCCGCTGCCATCGGCACACCCGAAGGGGCGGAACTGCCCTACAACGACAAGGTGTGGCTGGGCGTGAACGGCTACCAGGTGTGCGCACGGGGGCGCAACAACGCGCTGTGCGAAGACGTGGCGCGAGAGATTAAACGCAACCGCATACTGCCGCGCCTGTACCGCAAGCAGGCCAAGATGCTCTACGGTCACGGCCCCATGCCCTACCGCAACGTGATGCACGAGGGCAAGCTGCGCCGCGAATACGCTGAAGAACCCGAGGTGCAGGCGTGGTTCAACTCGTGGCAGGCCAAGGGCTTACCCAGCGTGCAGGAGTTCTGCAAGGCCTGCATCATCAATTACTATTACTTCGGCGACTTCTTCGTGAAGTGGCGCATGGCGCGCGGCCACCGCCTGGGCCTTATGCCCGTGGCAGGGCTCGAGGTGATGGAGAACACCCAATGCCGGCTGGCAACCACACGGCAAGACCTGGCGCGCGAGCTGATAACCTACGCCGACCTGCGCCACGTGGCCGTGGGCCGATGGTCATACGGAATCGGCTCGTATAGGATATACCCAAAGTTCAACCTCTCGGAAGTGAACAACTACCAGTTTGCCGCCGTATCACATCACAGGGAGACGTCGATAGACGAATTCTACGGCTCGAACGAGACACACCAAGGCTCGCGCCCCTACATCCAGGGCAGCAACAAGACGCCCGTGTACATCAATTCCTTCTTGCGCAATTCGCTCGCCGCCAAGGTGCACATCATCATCCCCAATGCATGGGTGGAAAGCAAGCGCAACCAGATGCAGCGGCTGTGCGAGGAGAACAAGACGCGAAAGGCCAAGAAACTGGACCTGATAAGCTACAACGGACTGGACATCGGAACCGAGATGCGCGAGAGCCTGCTGGTGCAATACATACGCGAAGAGCTGCGCAAGTTTGCCGCTTACCTCAGCGGCGAGGGAAACCAGGGCAAGGCCTACTCCTCGTTCTCGTTCAGCGATGCGCAAGGCCACGAGCAGCAGTGGAAGATAGAGACCATCGACCTGAAATACAAGGAATACATCGAAGCCCTAATCGCCTACGACAAACGCGCCGAACAGGCCTTGCTGGCAAGCGTGGGGCTGGATGCCTCCATATCGGCCATCGACAAAGAGGGCGTAATCAGCAAGTCGGGCAGCGACGCCTACTACAATTACCTTATATATATTATGGGGCTCACGCCCGAAGACGAGATATGCAGCGAGCCGCTCAACTGGGCCTTGCAGGTGAACTTTCCACAGCTTTATGCCGGCGGACTGCGCATGGGCTTCTACCGCGAGGTGCCACAGCGGCAAGAAGACGTGGCGCCCAAGGACCGACTTAACAACCAACAATCATGAACACGATACAACAACTTTTCCCAAACCTGGCCACCTTCATGGAATACGCTCCGGGCGTAGATGCCAGCAAGGCCTTGGCCGACTACCTGCCCTCGGCGCGCTCGGCACAGAAGAACATCGAAGCTGTTATTTCGGCCAATGTGTTTGCGGCCATCGTTAAAAGCAGTCAGACCGAACTGCTCGATGCGCTAAGGGCTGCCTTGGCCAACCGCACGCTGGCCGCCCAACTGGTGTTCGACGCCATTGCACGCCGCAAGGCGGGGACAGACGTATATAAGTACGAGATAGAAGGCATGCAGCGCGCATATATGGAAAATTACTTTGCCGCCATGGACAACCTCATACAACTGCTCATGGCGGGGCAACAGGCCGAAGGCTCACCCGCACAGCTGTGGCGAACCGCACGCTATGGCCGCCTGCTCGAAGAATGTCCGATAAGGCAGGCCGAGGAGTTCGACGCCATCTACCCCATCGACCTGTCGTACCTCTTCTTCTTCCGCACCGTGCCGCTGCAAAGGGAATGCCTTGACGAACGGCTCGCGCCTTACTTCGAGCGTGCCGAGGGCAGGGAAAAGCTGCGCCCGATGCTGCTCTTGGCACTGGCCAAGCTGACGGTGGCCAAGGCCCTCAGGCGGTTCGACATGCTGGAGTTTCCGCCAACGATACGCAACCTCTTTGCCGACAACAAGGCGGCGCGGCAAGCGCAGGCCGAAAACGACAACGCCGTAAAGCTGGCAGCATCGCTTGAATACGAGGCGGACAAGTTGCTGGCCGATGCGGACTTATTGCTGGACGAACGCACGGCCGATGCCTGCTCGCTTTCGCACTACAACGCTCCCGACGACCTAATCGTGATGGCTCCATGAAAGACTGCCTGGAACTGACATGCCGCGGCACGCGCCTAAGCATACCCAATGCGTGGGAACAACTGTCCGAGGGGCTGTTCGTGCGTCTCACGGCTCACTTGGCCGAGATGCAGGCGGGGCGGCTGTCGCCAGGCGAAGTAGGCGTGCGCTTCGTCTGCGACGCGCTGGGCTGCGACTGGCGGCGGCTGCGCAATGAGGATGCCATCGCCAACCTGGTATGCATAGCCGAACGGCTCACATTCATCTTCCGCATCGAATACCCCGACAACAACGCCATACTGGCGCACCTGCCAAAGGCCGAACGGCATTTGTGCCTGCACACCGACCCCTTCCACCTGCAACTGCCCATAGCGCGCAAGCTGCGCACCATGAACTATCGCTATGCCCTCGACCTCTGCTTTTGCGCACAGCTGATACCGAAGGTTACGGTGCAGGGCCACGAGTATGCGGGCTACACGGTGAATACGGCCTACGGAAGCCTTACCTGCTCGCTCACAGCCCTGCAATACATCGAGGCGCGCACCTTGCTGGCCGCCAATGGCGACGCACTGCCGTTGCTGGCCGCCATCCTCTACTTCCCAGGCTCATACAACTCTGAAAGGGCGCACGCTTTGGCCGCGGCCTTCGCCTCGTTGCCCCACGCCCTGCTGGCGGCCATTGCACTGAACTTCCAAGCCCTGAACACATACCTCTTCACCCGAACGGAATTCGGCCTGCTCACCCAGTTTGTGGAGAAGCCCGCGCACCCCATCACTACCGATGCAGCCGATGCGCTGTACGACCTGTCGGCCGACGGGTTGGGCGATGCCGCTGCCGTGGAACAGATAAACGTGATTACCTACCTGCGCATCTTGCGCAAAAAGACGATAGAGGCGGTGCGCACGCTGCACGGCATGGATTACGATGCGGCCAAGATAAGCACAGAAACGGGACTGCCGATAGGAACGATAAAGGAGATTGTGTGAAATCGTGATCGTCAGACTTCTCGGACCTGTCGGACTGGCCTGTCTAGGCATTTGGCTTAACTCCTTAACTCCTAAAAAAAAATGATTGCCGACCTTTTCCTTTACTTCGCCCAGTTCCCCAACAAGCGGGGAGTTCGCGCAATGGCCACCTTGGGCAAGAGCCAGTTTGAAGAATATGCCCAAATGCTCGATGCCATCGATGCCATCGAAGGCGACGGACGCGTGCCGAAGATAGACCATTACGTGTACGGCCAGACGTTCGACGAGCTGAAACAACTTGTGGACACGCTTACGGGTTGTTTCCTCTTTGCCGATTACGGCGAGTTCGAACTTGCCGACGACGGCCGACGTTCTTACCAGTGCACCCAGCGGCTGGCCGTTACCGTGGCCATGAAGCATACCGACCATGCCGATGCGTTGGAACGCGTCATCGTGTCGAACCGTACGCTGCAATTGCTCACCGCCGTGCATGCCTGGATGATGGCCGATGCCGAACGCGGCCGTCTCACGTGGCTCTCGCGCTCGTCGCTGGAACATGCCGAGATTGTGCCCTTCGTGGCCACCGAACTCAAAGCCTCGGGATGGACGCTGATGCTCAATGCAACAGCTCCCGACGCGCTGGGGACGCACGCCCTGAAACGGTCCTTTGAACGGCAGGGATAAAGGCCTAACTTTGCAACACATCAATACCCGAAACAACATGAAGAAACTACCAATGATAGCCATCACATCGCTGCCGCTTTCCATTGTGGCAGACATCGCCCGATACCTGTACCAAGATTGGGAATTTGCCAAGTGGATAGCCATACTTGTGGCCGTAGACACGGTGCTGGGCATAGTGAAGCACTTGATGCACAAGGATGCCTCGAGCGGCTCGTTCTTCTCGAAATTCGGCAAGAAAATTGCCATCTACATCGTACTGCTCATCCTCTCCAACGTTCTCTCCAACTACACCGTGCAAGGCAGCGTGGTGGGAGCAACGCAATGGATAGGCACTTACCTGTGCGTGTTCATGATGGTGCGCGAGGCCTTTTCGTGCGTGGAGAACATCCAAGCCATCTATCCCATACTGCCCCCCTCGTTCGTTAAACGGCTAAAAGACTTCAACGACCGCGGCGAATACACCTCCGAACCCCAATAAACTCCGACAATCATGGCTACACAACAACAGATTGATTTCGCACGCGAGATTTACCAAGCGGCCAAGAAGGCCACCGACATCGCGCCAGAATTCGTTACGGCGCAAGCCATCCTTGAAAGCGGATGGGGAAAGAGTCGTGTGGGGCAGTTCAACCTCTTCGGCATCACGCGCGGTTCTGCATGGAAAGGCCGCACGGTGCTGGTTCTCACGCACGAGTATTTCAATACGCCAAGCAGGCAGTTCGCGGCACCAGAACGTATCGTTTCGGTGGCCAAGTGTAAGACCGGCAACCGCTGGTATTACACTGTCTATCGACTTTTCAAAGACTTCGACTCGCTGGAAGAGTGTCTCGAAGAACACACGCGTCTGTTGCAGAAACCTGGTTATGCCGATGCCTGGCCTTATCGTAAGGATGCCATCGAGTTTGCCCGCCGCATCTGCGACGGACACGGCAGCCGATACGCCACCGCTCCGGGATACTTCGCACAGATGGTTGGACTGATTAAGATGGTGAACAGGATATGCGGATAAGTAATGTTATGGCGGCCGTGCTGCTTGCAGGTCACATGCTTGCGCTGGCATCGGCCATAAGCTGGGTATGCCAGCTGAAAAGCGAGAACAGCCGACTGCGGCAGAACCAAGCCCTGCTGCTGCGCGGAGAACGGACGCGCATGGAACGCAGGGTGACCAAAGATGGGCGCAACGCCATGGCCATCGAGGCCTTGACGCTAAGGGTGGGCGAGCTGTCGCGACAGGGCGACTCGCTCTTGCTTGTGGCACGCTCGCTGGGCATACGCAACCGCCGATTGCAAGAACTGGCCCGCACGGCCTACAGCACGCAGACCGTGGTACGCACCATGGTGCGCGACAGCGTGGTCAAAATTGCACCTGGGCACACCGACACGCTGCCCTGCCTCTCGTATCGCGACCCCTGGCTGTCGTTCGCCGGCTGCCTTCGCGCAGACAGTTTCATAGGCGAGATACATGCGCGCGACACGCTCGACATCGTTGTGCATCGCATACCCCGCCGTTTCCTCTTCTTCCGTTGGGGATGCAAGGCCGTGAAGATGCAGGCCGTGGGGCGAAACCCACACACGCAGCTCACGTACATGCGATATGTTCGGCTGGCAGATTAAAAGGTAAAAAAGTGAAAGGATGAAAAAGTGAAAATACGGATAACGCCTACTGTGCATTTGTCTTAACTCCTTGCTACTTACCCCTTGACTCCTCTTCATATACATTTGTTTTCATTGTTTCAGTTAGTAAGATTGTTTAGCATTTAGTTGGGAGGTCGATGCAGTGATGCATCGGCCTCTGTTGTGCCAGTAAACGCTAAATGTAGGAATTTACTTTAGCCTTAATGCACAAGTGTCAAATGTTATTCGTAATTTTGAAGTGCAAATGATAAACAGTGTTGGCGTATATCACGAAAAGTAATAACACTGGCAAGTTTGGAAACTCGCAGTGGAAGGTTGTAGAAAAAGTGACCCGAATAAAGATAAATAAAGCTAACTCTCTGTATATAAACACGTTATAGCTTGCTGTAGTTCTTTTATAGTGTTACCTTAGCAGTACAATAAAGAACAATAAAAAACAGCAAATATGAACGAGCAAATTCAAAACATCCTCAGGGAGAACGGAACCAAAACATCAAAGATTCAAAAGCTGCTTGCGCTTGGATTGACGCGCAGACAGGTAGCAGACCTGGTTGCCAACGGCAATTACGGTTTCGTGCAGAACGTTTACAAGCGCATGATGCAAGGTGTGGCCAACGTGGCAGCACAGGCTTCCACCGCCATTGCACCGCAAATAGATTACACCTTCAACCGCAACTTCGGGGTTGAAATAGAAGCCTACAACTGCACACGTGAACGGCTGGCGCGCGAACTCAACGCAGCAGGGATTAGGGTGCAGGTGGAGGGCTACAACCACACCGACCACGCCGACCATTGGAAACTGGTGACCGACAGCAGCCTCTCGGGCAACAACACCTTCGAGCTGGTTAGCCCCATTCTTCATGGTGAAAGCGGACTCGAGGAGTTGGAAAAAGTATGCTGGGTTCTCGACCTTTGTGACGTCAAGGTGAACGATAGCTGCGGGCTTCACGTCCACATGGAGGCAGCCGAGTTCGACCTCCAAACTTGGAAAAACCTGATTATAACGTACAAGCGGTTGGAAGGCATCATCGACAACTTCATGCCGCGCAGCCGCCGAAACAACCGCTACTGCAAAGGGCTCTCAGCAATAACCGAAGCGTCCATCAATAGGGCCGCCAACATCGGTCAACTTCGGGCAGCCTTCCAAAACAACCGATACCACAAGATTAACCTCGAGGCTTATGCCCGTCACCGTACTGTGGAGTTCCGCCAGCACGGCGGCTCAACGAACTTCACAAAGATGTCAGCCTGGATTCACTTCCTTGCCAAGATGATTGCTTTCGCAAAGCAAGGCACGGTGCTGGCAGGCACAAACCTCCAAGGCATCCCCTTCCTTACCGAAAGCGAAAAATTATATTTTAAAATAAGGACAAAAAAACTAGCAGCATGATAAAAACGAAATACAGACTGAGGGGCGGCGACTTGATAGTCGCCGCCTCTGCTGCCGACTTCCTGCACCAGCTGCATGTCGGCAGCCGTTTCGACCATGATGGCACGGACACCGAATACATGCAGCGTTTCGCCCACCGCCTCGAAGAGCTTGAAGGCTACCTTGTGCGTACCGACAACCCTGCACATTTCCTTGCCGACCTTATTGAGCGGGGGTTCGCTTGGGTTGAATAATAATATGGCCTCTTAGCTAAATCAGAATTTCAAATGTTAAAAACACGATTTAGTGTAAAAAAACACACTAAAAATTTGCATAGTGTAAAAAATTACACTACCTTTGTATTGTCAAACAAATAAAGAACAAAATGAAGAAAGAAGTAACGAAAGAAGAAGATGAGCTCATAGAGGCCATCCGAAATTACAAGAGAGCTTATCCTAACGGAAGCGTAAACCTCTTACACTATGCAAGAGAACTTTTTGAAAGGATGATTTTAGATTAAACAACCTCCCCCACCCCTTAATAAGGTGGGGGACTAAAAAACAAATAAGAGATGGGACGAAATATGACAGTAACGGAACGCACAACGATGAAGAGCCAACTGAATGACATCCTTGTGGCAATATCCTGGGGAGTTTTGGCGCGCGATTATTTCACGAAATCCGCTTCGTGGTTCTATAACAAGTTCAACGGTATTGACGGCAACGGCAAACCAACCGACTTCAACCTGGAAGAGCGGGTGCGCCTTAAAGGTGCGCTTTGCGACCTTGCCGACCGCATACGCCGCGCTGCCGACACAATAGAAATTTAGGCATGGGACGTTCTTTACCCATTTGACAAAATGCCCGAGCCTACGGGCGCACCTGCCCCTCACCCCCTATAAAGGTGAGGGGCTTAACATTTTATCGGCAAAATCAAAGGATGGCTGGTAAAAAAACAAGATGGCAAACATTTTCCCGCCCCTTCACTTTGCCGTTACAAATATTATTCGTAACTTTGCCGTGTCAAAATACATATCGCGGTACAGATGCCGCCAGCCCGATAGCTGGCCGTTTTTGTATCCACCCCTTTTAAGGTAAACTGTATAACTGCGCCGTGTCGGGTAGCGGAAACGCCCCAAAGGTCTCGCGATATGAGCCTTGACAACACGTAGCGCAGTTTCTTTATGTCAAAAATATCGCTATGTTACAATCAATCAACATCCCCGATGCCCACGGCATCAAGTGCATCACCCCCGCAGAGAAAGGAGGAACGCTATGAAAAAAGACGCAACATTGAGCATGTGTTTCAACACACGCGAAGAAGTGGCATTGATCGACGTGTGGGCAGCCCACTTCCTGCACCCGCTCTCGGGCAACTTCAACCGCTACATTAAGTACGAGAAGGCGGTGGAGGACATGCACCGCTACATGGGCAGCTACGGCAGCATGGAAGCCGTTTGGAACATCAACGCGGCACTCTACCGCTTTGCACAGCAATGCGAGTACATCGACGACTTCAACCCCATAGACAAAGGGGGCCGCAAACCCTGCACGCATTGGAATCGCGGTCGGATAGAGAGGAAAAACAAAGGGCGGCATCTCTACGTGAAGACCGACCCCGAGGTGTTCGCCATCGTGGCCAACCAACTGCAAAGCAAGGCCAGATACGCACATGTGCCCAGTAAGGATGCCGACGAAAGCCCCAGGTATTGGTATCGCGACGAGATTGCCTTGCTGCAAGTGTTCGCCGCTCATTTCCTGCACCCGCTCGCCGGCCACCTGGACCGCCGCATACCCATGAGCCAGGTGATGGCCGAGCTGCACGCCTATTGCGGCGAATATAAGAGCCTGGTGAACCCGCTATACGTGCTGCAAGCACTCTACGACTACGCCCACCAGTGCGAATACGTGGCCGACTTCAACCCCCTCGAAATGTGCCGCCACATGCCCACCACGCGCCGCGCATTCGGCATCATCGAGGATAAGGAAGGGGAGTGGTACCTGTACGTCAAGACCGACCTCGTGGTGTTCCCCCTCGTGGCCGAACAACTCGCAACAAAGAAATGGAGGTACTAGCCATGAACATGCAATCCAACCAAAGCGTGGCCTTCGAGCTGGGCAACCGCGCCGTTACGCTCACCGCCGACACCCTCGGCCACCTCGAAGACCTGAAACGCGCATCCCGGTTCTACCTGCGCGGGCTCGACGGCATCATGCGTGCGCTCATCCAGTTGGGGCGCGGCCCCGCAGAGACGCTCACGCCCGAACGGAGCCTGGAGCTGCTCGACATCGCCAGCGAAATAAAAGAACACATCCAGGCCGTTGCCGCCATCAACATGTATGCCGACGACAAGCGCGTGCTGCCCGACCTGCCGCTGAGCGACGAAGATTAGCATCTCCGCCTTCGCAGAAATTCAACCAATCACCAGACTGACAGAAATCATGAAACAAGAGAATAAAGAAACAACCGCCGTCGACGTGCAGCCCTATATCGATGCGCTGATGCACACCTTCAGCCCCGCTGCCACGCCCGAAGAAACCACCCACTTCTTCACCACCGCCGAGGTGATGGCCGGCATGCAGCAGATAAACCCCTCGCTTGCCGTATCGGCCGAGCAGGTGGCACACGCCCTCGCCCGCGCGGGATTCCGCCTCTGCAACCGCCCCGGCTCGCAAGGCATCTCGTTCCGCTGGATGTTTAAGGAAAAAGTGTAACCACACTTAACCGCACGTATGACATCGCGCCTGCGAGGGCGCGATGTCCTTTACTACCAATGCCTAATGCCTTACCTTTGCACCAAGAAATACCAAAAACCAACATGAATGGCACGTACCATAACACATGCATCGCTCTTCAGCGGCATTGGCGCGCCCGAATTGGCCGCCACGTGGATGGGGTGGACAAACCTTTTCCATTGCGAAATAAATCCTTTCTGTCGTACTGTGCTAAACTATTGGTATCCAAATAGCGCATCTTATGACGACATCAAGACAACCAACTTCACCATGTGGCAAGGACAGGTCGACGTACTTACGGGAGGCTTTCCCTGCCAGCCATTCTCCGCAGCCGGGAGAAGGAAGGGAACGGCAGACGACCGTTACCTCTGGCCTGAAATGCTTCGAGTCATCGGGCAGGTACAGCCCGCTTTCGTCATTGCTGAAAACGTTGATGGAATCCTCTCGATGGTACAACCCGGCCGTACGGCTAATGTGGACGGTCCGCCCACTCTCTTCGGTGAGGGTAACGACGTTTACCGCACCGAGCAAAGATACGTCGCCGACCTCGTGTGCGAAGACCTCGAAAAGGCGGGATATGCTGTCCAGCCGGTCGTTATTCCGGCTTGCGGTGTCGGCGCGCCCCATCGCCGATACCGCGTGTGGTTCATCGCCCAACGGCGCGACGGCCACTATTCTGCCCACACCTGTAACGCAGGGGTTGAAAGTGTGCGAAAACGGCAGGCAGCTGTTCATGCCCTTGAACCTTCTGCCTACGCCTCTCTCGGTGGAAATATCTCACACAAAGCGAATAACCCAACTAAAGGAGAAAGGAGGGAAAACGATGGGCAGCAGGGTCAACGGCGAGAGCCGCCCCAACGGGCTGATGGACTACCTGCATTTCCATTCTCTATTGCCGACGCCCAACGCTGCGGAGGGAACGAACTGGACGCGGACCTACAATCCCGACAGTCAGATGGGGCGTGGGCTGACGGCTTTGGCGGTCAACGGCCTGCTGCTTTCTCCCATGAGCAAGGATGGATTTCGCGCCGGTCTGACCATGCAGGCACTGAAGAACCACAACCGGCCAAAAGCGAATTTGGCCGAACAAATTGCCCACAAGGTTGGTGGCGGAACTTCCCAACTGTCGCCGCTGTTTGTGACGGAGATGATGGGCTTTCCTCTGGAATACCTGGTCTTACCCTTCCTTTCCGAGGATGGAGAAAAAATGCCATAGCCGCCCTCGGCAACTCCATGGTGCCGCAAGTGGTGATGGAGCTGTTCCGCGCCATTGAGGTAGAACTTAAGGACATGCAACGTTGAACATTATACATTATCACCACTAATGCCATGTCAAGACGATTTTTAAAGTGGACTCTCTTGCACATGTAAAAATAAATGTTTAACTTTGCAGTGTCAAAATTTCTTTTCGCGGTACGAATGCCGCCGACCCATGTCGGCTGTTTTCGTATCTACGCCATAGTAAACGTATTCAGGCTGCGCCGTGTCGGGTGTGCGGAAACGCCCCCGGAGGTTTTGCGAAAAGAACCTCGACAACACGTAGCGCAGCCTTGTCGTATCCGCCGACGATAAAATAAAACGATTAACCATGGTTCTGTTCTATTTCATCTACTTTTTCGTTGCCTTAGTGCAAGCACCGTTCATCGCATGGGGCAGGGGTTGCTCGGGCTACCTGCTCTTCATGGCGTGTTCCATGCTTTGCCCCATTGTTGGCCCGCTGTTGTGGGCATGGCTCGTAACGCCTTGCCCCGGCCCACAGGCGGTTCAGTTCTGCGTGGCCGTACATGCTTTTGCGTTGGGCATAACACTCGTCGCGCTCCCTTAGCCTGATAAGGTGTAACGCATTTGTCCTTTTACCCTATGCGTACGCCTGTTATCTTTGCCGCATGATAACAGACGTACTCGTACGCGACAAGTTCGTACACGACACCCTCTCCGAGGGCATCCGCAAAATTCACGCAACGCAAGAGCAGACCTTGCGCAACGCATACCACGAAAGAACGGGGCAATTGCGTGCCTCGCTCTCGGCACGCCGTTCCATTTCCACCTCACAGGGCCACGCACGCACTTTCTACGTCCGCGCCCTCCCTTACCTGCGTTTTCTCGACATGGCCTACCGCCACCGTACCGACCGGTTGGCCAAATTCCGCCACGCCCATCATGCCCTTTACAACCGCGTGGTGTGGGGTGTGCTGTATCACGAAACGTTCCCCGAACTGACGTACGGCTTTACGGATGAAGTGCGTGCCCGTTTGGGTAACGAACTGCGTGAAATTTTAGACACAACCGCGAAACACACACTCAAAACAAATTAACCATGGCAAAGAAACACCTGTCTGAGGACGAGATAAAGTATGTCATCTCCGCAGATTCCTCTAAGGCACAACAGGCAATACACCAGTTGGCAAAATCAACCGAATCTCTGCGCAAGGAGGAAAAGGCACGGCGGCAGGCACTCATCGAGATGGAGGCCACCGGCAAGAAGAATACGGACGAATACCGCAAACTCAACACCGAGATGAAGGGATACTCGAAACGCATCTCGGAAAACGAAAAGAAACTGCGCGACCTGCGGTCCACACTCGACACGTCGGCCATGAGCATGAACCAGTTGCGTAAATATGCCAAGGAACTGGCCAACGAAATGGACAACATCTCCCAAGCAGCCTCGCCACAGCAGTTCGCCGACCTTCAGAAACGTTTGGCTGCCGTAAACCTGCGCATGGAAGAATTGCGCGTCAGCACCTCGAAACTTCGGCAACACCTGATAAGCGACAGCAGCATAAACGTGATGATGGGTAACCTTATGGTAAAGTTTGGTGCGCTGGTTGGCCAAATCGCCCAAAAATCATTGGGCATGCTTACCGACGTGATTGACAAGGGTGTGGAACTGGCCGAGGCTGCCGACGGCATTACGCACGCTTTCAGGCGCATAGGCTCGGAAGACTACCTGCAAGGCCTACGACAGGCCACGAAGAACACGGTGGACGACGTGGAACTGATGAAGGCGGCCGTAAAGGCCAACGACTTCCGCATACCCCTCGAAGACTTGGGAAAGTATCTTGCCTTCGCCCAACTCAAGGCGCAACAGACGGGGCAGTCGCTCGATTACATGGTAGACTCCATCGTCACCGGATTGGGACGCCAGTCGCCGCAGATACTAGACAACCTAGGGCTCTCGGCTGCCGAAATTGGCGAAAAGACCAAGAAAACGGGAAACTTCATGAAGGCCGTGGCAAGCATAGTTGAAGGGCAGCTGGCCAAGGCCGGCGAAACTTACGTGTCGGCTGCCGACCGCAGCGTGCAGCGCACCGTGGCCCTCACCAATGCGCAAAAGAAACTGGGGGATGCCTTCATGCCCATCAAGCAAGGGTGGGAAGACATGATGATGGCCGCCAAGCTCTCCGTCGTGGGCATCCTCAAGTTCCTGGCCGAGCATTACGAAGGAATATTGATGGTGGGAAAGGCCTTGGGCGTGCTCGTCGCCACCACTGCGGCTTATGCGGCGGGGCAGAAACTGGCATACCTGTGGGGGATGCGCGCTGTGGCCGCCTCCAAACTCAAGGCTGCAGCCATGGCCATAGAGAACGCCATGACGGAACTGTCGGTGCTGCGCCATGCCGTGCTCAACAAAACCATGACGCGTTCCATCGCCCTGCAAAAGGCGTTCAACGTGGTGCTCAAGCTTAACCCTTGGGGGGCAGTGCTAGGGGCGATAACGCTCGTGGTGGGTGCCTTGCTGATTTTCAGCCGTCGAACGGACGCTGCCGTACGGGCGCAGAAAAGGATTAACGAGGTGAAACGGCAGGCCATCGAACGGGCGGCGGAAGAGAAAACCAAGATAGACCTGCTCGTGGCTGCCGCACGCGACGAGAAACGCGCGATGGACGAGCGGCGGAAAGCCGTGGCCGAGCTGAACCGCATCATTCCCAACTACAACGCACAGCTGGACGAAACTACGGGTAAGTATCGCGAAAACAAGAAAGCCCTGGACGATTATCTTAAGTCGCTGGTGCACAAGTACGAGATTGAGGGAGCCAAAGACATGCTGGCCAAGCTGGCCAAGGAGGCATGGCTGGCCAAGGAAGAGCTGAAAAAGGCCAACGCTGAACTCAATGGCGCACAAACGGCCCAGGGCGGCAGCACTTATACGACATCTTGGGGAGCAGTGGGGAACACCAAACAGGATGTGGTGGACCGCGCACAGACCAAGGTGTCGGGCGCGCAAGCCAAGTATAATGCGGCCGAAGCCGAAAAGCAGGCCTTTCTCAAAAGCTACGGGCAAGACCTTGCAGGCGATGCCGTGGCGGGGGCGAAGGCCGAAGGCACGCAAGGCGCAAAGGGTACCGTGGGAGCCGCACTCGACAGCATCAAGGCTAAGATTGAACGCCTTAAGGCCGAACGCCTTACGCTCAAAGTGGGTGACACGTCGGGGCTGAAGAAAATCGACAGGCAGATTGCCGCACTGGAAAGGCGTAAGGCCGGCCTTGAGGGAAGCGGCACACGCAACACTGCATCTAAGGCTCTTGGGGCGGACAAAACGCAAAAGGGCGGTTTCGGCAATGGCCGACAACAGGCACTGGCAAAAGAAGAAGCGGCATACAACGAAAGTGCCAACGTGCTGAAAAAGGCCTTGGCCGACAAGAAGAAAGGCCAAGAAGAATACAACGTGGCCATGCAGATGCTCGAGGTGGCGCATGCCGCCAACGTGCTGAACATCGAACGCGAGTACACCCAAAAGGCAAAGCAGCTGCACATGGCCGACGCCAACGAACGGCAGCGCATCATCCTGGCACAGCAGGCCAACGAACGAAGGGCCGACCAGGCATTCCAAGACAAGTCGATGACGACACGGCAGCAATACTTCGATGCGCTGAAAACCCTGCAAGACCAGGGCATGACCGACGAACAGCGGCGCGAGGCCGGCCACGCCCTGCAACTATCCTCGCTCGATGCATTCTACAAGGCACGGCTGGAACAGGCACGCCAATATGGCGAAGACGAAAAGGCCCTTACCGAGGCTTACGAACGCGCCAAGGCCGAAATCATACGCAAGTATGAACAGCAAACCGAAGAAGAACGTTTCCAAACGCGGGTGCGCGCCGGCCTGGTGTCGCAAAAGGAGATATTCGAGCGCGAGATGGCGCAGCTCAAGGAAAAGTTGGCACGAGAGGGTGTTGCCGAAGAAGAGCAACAGCGGGCCGTGGCCAACATGACCCGACAGTTTGAAGAAGACAAGCTCCGACTGCGCCAGCAATACGGCATCGCCACACAACAAGAACTGTTCGATGCCGAAATGGCGCAGCTCAAACAGCACCTCGACGCCAAGATGATAACCCAGGAGGAGTACGAGCAGGCCGTGGCCCAGATGAAGATGGACAAGTGGAAACAATCGTTCGACTATTACAGCAACCTCTTCGGCACGGCCGTCAAGCAGCTGCAAGATGCCGAAATGGCCAACGTAGACGCCAAGTACGATGCCGAGATAGAGGCGGCTCAGGGCAATGCCGACCAGGTGGAGAAACTGGAAAAGCAGAAGGCCAACGAAAAGCTGAAGATACAGAAGAAGTACGCCGACGTGAATTTCGCCATACAGGCCTCGCAGATTATCGTCAACACGGCCGTGTCGGTGATGAAGGCGTTCAGCGAACTGGGTCCTATCGGCGGAGCCATCGCCGGCGCGCTCATGTCCGTGGCCGGCACGGCACAGTTGGCCGTGGCCAATGCCGAGCGGCAGAAGGTGAAGAAAATGACGCTGCAAGGCGCATCGGCGGGTTCGGCGGCCACCGGCGCACGCGTGGCAACGGGTCTTGAGGATGGCGGCAACATCGACGTGGAACGCGAGCAGGACGGCAAGCGGTTTAAGGCGAAGTTCGAACCCCACCGCCGTGGCTACGTGGACCGCCCCACGGTGCTGGTGGGAGAAGGGCCAGCGGGGCACAGCAAGGAATGGGTGGCCAGCAACGCAGCAATGGAAAACCCCACCGTAGCTCCGCTCATCGACGTCATCGACAAGGCGCAGCGCACGGGCGACATCCGTGCGCTCGACTTGCGCAAGGTGATGATGCAGCGCGGACTGGCCGGCGGCGGTTTCGTGTCGCCGTCTGCCGGCAATGCCACGCAGCACCCCACAACACCCGTGCCGTCCGCTGTCGCGCCCGCAAAGGGGGTGGACGAAGAGCTGCTCGCCCTGTTGCGCGACCTGCGCCAAAACGGCATCCCCTCGTTCGTCGCCCTCGACGAAATCGAGGCACGCCAGAAAATACAGCAACAATACCGTAAGATAGCACAGAAGCAATGAAGATAACCAACCTCAAGAAGGGCGAGCCTTATCAGCTCTATCCCTCGGCACAGCTCTCCATCGAGCGCACCAACCCCTTTTTCAACGAATACGGCGAAGCCTCCGTGCCCATCGACATGCCGTGCTCGGAACACAACTTGCGCCTGCTCGATTACCCCCACATGTTGGGGGGCAACAAGAAACAGCAGATGTGCGACGCGGTGATACAAGACGGGCAATACTACGCGCAGTGCCGCCAGTGCGTGCTGTCGGCCACGGCCAAAGGCAGCATATCGACGGCCTTCTACGTCAACGACGGCTCGTTTTACAGCCGCCTGAAAGACAGTCGGCTCAAAGACGTGTTCAAGGGCGAGTTCGTGCCGGGGGTAAACTCCGTGGCGCAGGGCATCGACTTCTGCCGGCGGCTGCGCAGCGGCACCGACCCGCACTTCGCCAACTTCCCCATACTGGTGGATAACGACTCGGGACTGGACGGCGGATGGAGCCATAAGATAATAAACGCCTACGGCAAGGATAAGCGCATCGTGGTGTCCCTGGGCGACAAGACGGGCGAGGTAGACACCTTCATGCCCAATGGGGCTGGCGAGGGCTGCGACTTCTATAACGCCGTGCAGCGCACGGAGCATGTCAACAACATCCGCATCACGCTGCAACCGGGCTACTACATAACGCCCTTCATTCGCGCCAACTACGTGTTGGAGCGCGTGTTCAAACATTTCGGCTACACGCTCAACGAGAATTTCTTCAGCCGCACTGAGCCGTTCCGCACGATGGTGCTGCTCAACAACGTCATCGATGCGCTGGTGAACGGTAAGATTAAGATGGCCGACCTTGTTCCGGAAGTAACCTGTTTGGAGTTTCTCTCCGTGTTCCGCAAGAAGTTCTGTTGCGAGTTCGTAACCAACGAAGGCGAACGCACCGTAGACGTCGTTTTTCTCTCCGACATGGTCAGCGCGCGGCCCGCAGCAGACCTTACAGCCTGCCTCACGGTCGAACCTACCGTACAATACAAGGCCGGCAAGGAATACAAGCGCATAACGCTGGCATCGAAACACACCGTGGAGAGCGACATGGAGAATAGCTACGACAGCCTTGACAAGATGGTGTCGGCCAACCCCACGGCCTACTTCGACCCGCGCAGTGGCACATTCCGCAAGGAGGGCTTTTCGGGTTCTACGCGCTACACCACGAAGGTGGGCGAGCCGTCGCAGCCTTACAACATGGGCGGTGCGGCAGAGGCGCATGCCGTGGAGGTTCCCGACTGCATCCCGGAGTTCCGCACGTTGAAACTCTCGGGAAAAACGGACGATAGGGAATACCACCATACGCTGGCCACCTTGCTCTACATCGGCAAGTACGACACGTTGAATTCCAAGATGGAGGTGTCGGGCGAAAGCCAGTCGAAGTCTAAGGAGAACAGCCAAGGTGCGAACACGCTGCACACTATGCTCGCCTTCGCCTACGTCTCGGCCTCGGGAAAGCCCGCCGGAACAATCTCTGCCTACGACCTGAACGTGTGGCCCAGCCGTAAGATATTCGAGTACGGGCTGCACTACAACGGGCGCGACGGCATCTTTGAGAAATTCTATCGCCCCTACGACTTTCTGCTGCGCAATTCGTTGCAGACGGTGAAGGCGAAACTGCTGCTCAGCCAGGCCATGAAGCAGAACCTGCCGGCCGTGGCCAAGGTTACGCTGCGGGGCGTGCCGTTTTTCTTCAACAAGCTTAAGTTCACCCTTGGCGGGAAGAACGACCCCATTGAGAGCGAATTGAGGACCATCATGCCCGCAGAACCGCAGAGCAGTTCGCCGACATTGGCCGACATGATGCCCAGGATGAAGTCCAAGTACGGATGGATGCCGCGCTATGATGTCAGCGAGGTTTCCAAAGAAGAGTTCTTCGCAACCGCGGCCAACCGCGACAAACGCCCGGCCACATTCTATCCGCCCACGCCGTCGGAAGAGTGGGCGAAAAAGACAGCTGCTGGCGAACAATTGTTCTTGGATGTCAATTTTATCGTTCAAGGCCCGCGCAACTTCAAGGAAATCATGCACCGCGTAGTCCATTACATATTGGAGAAACGGTGGCTTCAGTGCATAGAACTAGAAAAAGCAAAGGAATACTCCGAAAAATGGGACTTTGCGTTTCCTTTTATGGAAGAGTGAAAAGGTGGCTTGCCAACTAGTAAGTCGGGACGGTCAGACCTGTCAGACTAGTCAGGCCGGTCCTACTAATTGCCTTTTCCTGTCCTTTTCCCCTCCTTACATATAACGTAACTTTGCCCAAAATAAGCCAATTATGGACATTCTTCTCAAACCCGATACCCTGAGCCTGCTGGGCAACATCAACCACTTCACGCTCTCGTCGAGCGTTGAAGTGGTGATGCGCCTGGTGCAGCATCCCGGGGGCAAGGCCGTCTTGGAACACAGCTATGCGCCCGACGTGGACAACCGCATCGACATCGACCTCGCCGAGACGCTCTCGCCGTTGTTCCGTTTCGATCTGCGCGATGTTGGCGAACCCTATAGGCAAGACGGCATCGTGCAACGTTTCGCCGTAGAGCTGACACCTGCAGGCGGACAGCCCACGAGGGTGGAATTCACCGTGCTGCGTGCCGGTGTAGACCGGTTCGCCGAGTCGGCCGCCTCATTCCTGCGGGCCAACTTCCTCACTTGGCAGCCCAACACCAAGCCTGTGACATATCACACGCCGGAGTTCCTTACCTATTACGCACCGGCCGACTGCCTGGTGAAGTGCGAGGCCCATTTGGAAAAAGAGATGAAGATGTTGGAACTGGCCACGTTGCAGGGCGGACACGCGTGGACGATACCCGTGCAATACGCCATCATCGCGGCCAAGCTGAAAGAGAACCCTACGTATTACGACGTATACGTGGAAGACACGCAGGGCAACCGCCTGACTTACGTGCAGCGGTACTACCCTACGGACATCCGCAGCGAGGAAGAGACATGGATACTTTTCGAGAACTCGTTGGGCGGACTGGACACCTTCCGCGCATTCGGGAAAACGACGAAAACGGCCAAACACACGCACAACGTGGCAGAGATTGAGGGCGTGAGCGAAGAATATCGCGTGGACACCACACGTGAATTTAAGAAGTACACCGGACATCTCGACCGCCGCGAGCGGCAATGGCTGTTGGATTTCTTCCCGTCGCTCGTCAAGTATGTCTACATCGGCACCTACCTGCGGCGCATCGTGCTCACCGAGAGCGAGGTGACGTATGCCGAGCGCGAGCTGCCCGCGGGATACAGTTTCACCTACAAGTATGCCGACGCGAAGCCCTACTTGAACCTGCCGCGCACAGAGCCTGTGCATGAGCTGATTATAAGCGTACCCCAATCGGGGTCTTTTACGCTCGCCCCTCGCTTAGTTGAATTTCCGGCTCAGCCGCTAAGCGAAGGGGCGTTATTCCCCGTCCAAAGCCCATACGCAGACGAATGGCGCACCACAAGTGCGGAGTCGCTCACGGCCTATATCACCCGCGCCATCGTTGCCGGATACAAGAACGACGGTGCCGTCGGCCACACGCACGCCAACATCGGCACGCTCGACGCGCTCTCGCAGATGGGGCGGTACCTGCTGCTCAACGCCAAGAAAATTGCGGCAGGACAAGCCGATGCCGCCGATATGGCCAAGGTCCTTGACGCGAAGAGTGCCGATTGGCAGAAGATTTTGCGCAAGGACATACCCGATGTGGCCGATGCCCTGCTCACGCTGGCGGAAGGCCTGAAAGTGGACAAGCTGTTGGAGAGTGTGGACTTCGACCCCATCAACGAGGCGGGATTCGGCTTGGGCCGTGGCGCAAGCGGCAGGTGGAAACTGTCCGTACCCGACCTCGTGGTCTGGGGCAAGGCCACTTTCAACGAGCTGGAAAAGCGCAAGCTCTCGTTCGTAGGCGGCAACATGGTTTTCTCTTCGAGCGGTTCTAAAATCGTTAAGGTGCAATGGCTTGATGAGTACGGCCTTATCACGGCCGACGAAAACAAATGCAAGGCTTACCGCTGCTTCTTTTTCCAAGACGACGGAACCACGGCCACAACCAACCTTTGGGAAAAAGACGACCAGGCGCGCTGCCAAACGTTCAACGTGCGCAACGACGTATACCGCAATGTGGCCAACAAGAACTACTGGCGTAGGGTGGTGGCCGTAGGTGAAGATTACGTCGACCTGTCGCGCGAGGATTGCGCCGCGGGCAGCGATGTGCCGGCTGTTGGTGATGCGCTTGTGCAGATGGGCCACCGCACCAAGGCCGAACGGCAGTCGATGATACAAATCCTCGTCTCGGGCGACGATGCGCCGGCCATCGTATGGTATGCCGGCATAAACGGCTACACGCTCGAGGGCAAGCGCACGGCCATCGTCTCGCCCGCCAGGGTGGAGTTCAACACGCAACTTTTCCGACTCGTGTCGGGCAGCGGTGCAAAGGTGGCGATGGCGGCCGACCGTGGTTTGTGGCGGCCGACCGAAAAGTATGCCTATTACGACCGCGTTTCGCACAACGGCTCGCTTTGGCTTTGCGTAGCACCCGAAGGCAAGGAGGTGACGTCCGAGCCTAAGCCCGACAACGGCGAATGGCAACGGCAAGTGAGCCGGGGCGAAAAGGGCGAAAGGGGCGAACCTGCGCTGGAATTGCGCCTGGACATCGTGCGCGGCGACCTGTTCTATCGCGAGGGACAGGGGTTCGTGGCCGAACTGAAAGCCACCGTGATGAAAGGCGATGCCGACATCACGGCCGCCCTCCACCCATCGCAGCTGGCCTGGACGCGCGAAAGCGAAGACACGGGCGGAGACAAGGAATGGAACGCGAAACACCGCGACCGGACAGACCGCGTGGAGATAACCACCGACGACCTGACCGAAGGCCATACCGCAATAGTATTCACATTATATAATACCGACGGAACTTCGCACGCCAAGGAGGCAATGGAGTTCCCCCATTAAAAACAAATCATGGCAGAAGCAAGAGCAAAAAACAGAGTGGTGTTTAAACGTATAGTAGACGGGCGCACCCTGAATTTCGTACTTAACCCCGACCGCTCCACCACGCAGGTCGTCAGCAAGGACCCCAAGGCCTTCAACCCCGACTTCGCACAGGCGGCCACACCTTTGTACATAACGCCCGTGCTCACGGTGAGCGGTGGCGGCGGGGCCAACCAGGTTAAAGGCACGTGCACGTGGTATGTCAACGGCGCGAAAATCACGTCGGGGCAGAACGGCCTTACCATCGAGACCAGCGGGCAATACCGCCTGAAACTGGCCGCCAACCCCACCACGCCCACCACGCTCGTACGTTGCGAGTACGTGTACCGTGCGGCGGACAGCGGACTGGAAACCACCGTCAGCGCAAGCCTTACCTTACAGCAGGTGGAGAACGCCGGCACCGTCATCATGGCGGCAATCGATGCCCCCTCACAGATTTTTCAAACGGTGAACAACGAGGTGAAGAACCTCGCCTTTAAGGGGCGCATGCTGCGCGGCGCCACCGACGACACCACCAACGTGGAATACGGTTGGGAAATTACGGGGGCCAACGGCAACTTCTACCGCATCACGGCCGCCACCGCGCCTGCGGGCAGCGGATTGCCCGCAGGAAACCTCTTCGGGGGCTTTAACACCAACACGCTGTCGGTGAGTTCCAAGGCCGTACTTAACGTGGCCACCATCCGGTTGACGGTTAAGGACACCGACCCGTCCAGCTCCACCTACGGCAAGACGGCACAGGCCGTGGTCAGCGTGTTGGATGCCACCGACCCCTTCGAGCTGAACATGGACCTGCCCCAAGGCGACAGCATGAGCGCGGGCAGCGCGGGCCTGCCGCTGGTGTTCTCGCTGTGGCAAGGGGGCAAGGAGGTGGCCGACACGTTCTACGTGGGCAAGACCATCAAGTTTTGGCGATGCACGGAGGCCGGGGCGAAGGACGCCACCTTTGCACCGCCAGCCGCCGACTTTACGGGATGGACCCTCGGCACTGGCCCCACCGCAGGCGAAGTGGCACAGACCTTCGCCGCCAACAAGGCCGCCAAGGCCAACCGCACCGTGGTAATCAAACCCGCGCACATGCTCGAAGGGCAACTCTCCGCATTCGAGGCGCAGGCCGAATTCGATTAAGGCATCATAATCTATATCATCAAAACAAACTATTTAAGGCAGGGATGAAGATACAGGCAAGAAACAAGGTGGTAATCCGCCGTGCACCGAAAGACGGGCAGAACGGCCTGCCGGGAATGACGTTACAGCTCAATCCCGAGCGCATCGTGTTGGACACCGACGACGACGGCATCGTGCGCAATTTCGCAACGGCCACATGTACGGTACAATTGCTGCGCGGCACCGCCTCGCTCTCGCCTGCTGTCTTCATCCTCCAACAAGTGCGCTGCTCGGCACGCGTGTCGGGCAGCACCGTACGCATCACCTCCGTGTCCGTCGACCCCGCCACCAACCAATCCTACGGCAACGCCTACGTAGACGTATCCGCATCGGCCCAAGGGCAGACCCTCAAGGCGCGCATCAGCGTGGGGGTGAACGTGCAAAAGGCCATTGCCCGGCTGGAAAACACCAGCCGCGAAATAGCCCAGAGCGTTGAAGGAATAAAGAGCACCGAAAACGAACAGACACAAACACTTGCGCGCCTCTCCGTACAGCAAGACCGCATATCGGCACGGGTGTACGAAAACAAGACAAGGCGGCACAACCTGTTGCGCGACACCAAGACCCTGCGGGGCGACTGCACCGTGGGCGCAACAACGATACAAGACCGCAAGGTGCGCGACTTTACAGTGGCCAGGGGCACTGCACCCACGGATGCCGTATACCTGGACATCGTGCAATGGCAAGGATTGGAACTGAAACCCGACACCCCTTACGCCCTCTCGTTTTGGGCGCGGGGCAGGGGAGAGGCACGCGCATTCCTCTATCCCAAGGCCTGCGCACACAGCAGCAACTCGCAGGGGTTCGAATCCGACTCCAACGACGGGTACAGCGAATTCCAACTCTCGGCCGATTGGCAATGGTGCTGGGTGGTGTTCACTACCGCCCACGAGCTTGACGGCAAGAAGAACCTGCTGCCCTTCCGCCTGATGCCCGGCGTATCGGGCGAGGTTTACGGCGTGTGTCTCGTCGAGGGGACAACGCCCGTGCATTGGCTGCCCTACAATTGGGCTCCGCAAAAAAACTACCTGGCACCGGCCTTGGCCGCCGATGCAAGGGTGGGCGACGTTAAGGGCCACGAGGTGGTGGAAGATGCGCAGATGGGAACCGTGAGGCAGCTCACGGCCGACGTCGGCAACAACTTCCAACTCGTATTCGACGCTCCGGACTACACGCAGCTCAACAACAAGGCCGTAACCATGTTCATCGTCATGAAGGCCATGTCCGAGGATGCCGCTTGGTGTTTCGGCGGCTGGAACAACGACGACGAACTGAAGGGTTCGTTCGCCTTCCTGAACCGCGACTGCGACTACGACGACCTGGGCGACGGATGGCGCAAATACCACACCACGTTTTACAACGTCGACAACCGCCTGTGGGACGGGCACTCGTCTTTTGGGATAAACTCTTTGAAAGGCACCGTGCGCGTCTACTCCGCCGGTGTGGTGCTGGGCGAAGAATGCCCTGAATGGCATACGGTTCCCCTGCGCCGCGGCATGAAGAGTGCGGGACTTGACATCGACAGGGAGCGCATCGAACTGAACGGCCGCACGGTGTTCCGCAACGACAACGCCGCCGTGCCGCTGTTCGACAAAGGCGGAAAACTCAATCCGCAGCTCTCCACGGCGCAATATCTCATGAACGTGCTGCGAAGCATGGAGACGGTGATTAACGGCGGACTGGTGATTGCTGGACTGATGGCCGCTAAGGACGGCGAGCAGGTAACGGCCTACCTTAACGGCCTGCGGCAAAAGATGCACGCCCTGGCCGCAGGCGTAAGGAATTTCGGAACGAACGAAGAAACCGCCCTGTCGTACATCAACTTCGACGGCAGCGCGAAATTCGGCAACCTCGGCATCGGCTACGACGGCAGCGTGAACATCATCGACCACGAAGGCAAGCCGCGCATCAACATCACTCCCGATGAGTTGCCTGCCGACAGCGAGCTGTTCAAGAAGGCCGACCTGGACAAGGACTTTACGCTTAAGGAAAGCGGCCAAGACTTTGTGTACGGCAGAACCCGCTTTGACAGCACAGACAGGTTCCCGATAGCCGACGACAACAGCCTTGTGTCGGTAGCGGCAACCGTTACGCTGAAGGGGTATGTGCCGTCAAGCATTACGGACGGATTCGACACGAAGACGGTTACGAACCTTAGCTGCACCCCCACATTCTTTGAGCGTTCCGAAGGCCAGGGCGAGGTGTGGGTGGCGCATTTCGGCGGTACAAGGATACGTTTCGACAACAGCGGCCCACGCGACCACCACAACCTGGTGAGCAAGGGGGCCAACGGCTACGAGATAACGGAGACATTCGAGGTGAAGGCCCAAACGGTATTGCCGGCCGGCGAATGGACCTTCGGGGCAGAAGTGTTTTTGGGTGAGCACATCTTCCGCGGTGCGGCCTACATCTCGGCCGCCAAGATAAACGTGAAACACGGCTATGGGCAACAGTCGCTGCACCTCGCCCACAACGGATTCTCGTCCATACAAAGTGCAAGGCAGGCCTGCTACGTGCGCAACGGCAAGCTGTGCGCATTCGGCAATATGAATATACCAGGAATACTGCTCGCAGGCACGATTGACCGATGGGGAACGGTTAGCAATGCGTGGGGTGAATTTGTTCAGGGGGCAAGTCTACAATACGTGCAATCTGATGGCAGGCGTGTGGCTAGAGTTCTCTTTAAGGATGAACTGCCATGTGGTGCCAACTATGTGGCCATAGCCAACGTAAACGGCGACAGCACGGGCTGCACGGCCGTGGTGTGGAGAAAGACGGCTAAATATTGTGATTTTAGGGTAGTGGAAATAAACGGGGGCGAACCTACACACGTGGGCTTAGATGTGGTTATAATAGGGCGAAATCATGCATAAAAAAGCCCCACCGCAACGAGGTGGGGCTTTTCGTTCAATTCTTTTTCTCGGCTTTTAGCTTGCGCCATTGTGCACCTGTGATGGGGATAAATGTGTAAGCCGTTTGCAATATCTTATAGCATTGCTCATAGTCGCCCTTGGCAAAGGCTGCACGCACCAGTGGCTCGGCTTTTTCTAATTGGGCGTTAGGCACGTAGGCAACTGTATCTTGTTCTGATACGCGCTGTATTGACCCACTATAATCTTTTTCATATCCGCAGAATGTGGTGTCACTCTTCTCAATGTGTAAGTTTCTAATGAAAACCACATCGCGCAACGTAAGGAAAAAACCCTCGAGCAGAGGCGTGTCATCTTGCGTGGTGGTGTAAACCACATCTTTCATCAACAGCTTTAATGCAGGGTTCACGGTGTCGCGCATCTCAGCGGTAAAGCTTTTGTCACCAACTTTAGTGCCATCAGGGGTAGTACCCCTCATTGCCCATACCTGTTGTACCACTTGTTTTCCCGTGAGCAGATTTCCGTAGATATAGGCGCGAGTACCAGCAGCTGCGCGAATGGGTACGGGACGCAGGCCATCATAAACTTGTTTTTGTGGCTGTTCGGGGCTGTCCTTATGGCAGGCCACGAACAATGCGGGCAAGGCCGCAAGTAAGAGTAATAATGTCTTTCTCATGTCTTTATAAATTTAACGATGGCAAATGTAACGAATTTTCGCGAATGCACCAAGGGAAAAACCATATTTGTAGGATTGTAGGATTGTAGGACGCGAGAATGCGAAATCCGCGGGCGAAAAAATCAAAGCACATAAAACTTCTGGTTATACATAAAAGTCAAGGGGCGGGAAATTTTCCCGCCCCTTTTCTTTGCCAATTCAAAAACATTGACTAACTTTGCCGTGTCAAAATATTATTGCGGTACAGATGCCGCCAGCCCGATAGCTGGCCGTTTTTGTATCCACCCCTTTTTTAGATAAACGATTTAACTGCGCCGTGTCTGGTGTGCGGAAACGCCCCAGGAAGTTTTGCAATAATAACTTTGACAACACGTAGCGCAGTTTTCTTTTTGTCAAAAAATTATTGTTATGAAAAAAGACGCAACATTGAGCATGTGCTTCAACACACGCGAAGAAGTGGCATTGATCGACGTGTGGGCAGCCCACTTCCTGCACCCGCTCTCGGGCAACTTCAACCGCTACATTAAGTACGAGAAGGCGGTGGAGGACATGCACCGCTACATGGGCAGCTACGGCAGCATGGAAGCCGTTTGGAACATCAACGCGGCACTCTACCGCTTTGCACAGCAATGCGAGTACATCGACGACTTCAACCCCATAGACAAAGGGGGCCGCAAACCCTGCACGCATTGGAATCGCGGTCGGATAGAGAGGAAAAACAAAGGGCGGCATCTCTACGTGAAGACCGACCCCGAGGTGTTCGCCATCGTGGCCAACCAACTGCAAAGCAAGGCCAGATACGCACATGTGCCCAGTAAGGATGCCGACGAAAGCCCCAGGTATTGGTATCGCGACGAGATTGCCTTGCTGCAAGTGTTCGCCGCTCATTTCCTGCACCCGCTCGCCGGCCACCTGGACCGCCGCATACCCATGAGCCAGGTGATGGCCGAGCTGCACGCCTATTGCGGCGAATATAAGAGCCTGGTGAACCCGCTATACGTGCTGCAAGCACTCTACGACTACGCCCACCAGTGCGAATACGTGGCCGACTTCAACCCCCTCGAAATGTGCCGCCACATGCCCACCACGCGCCGCGCATTCGGCATCATCGAGGATAAGGAAGGGGAGTGGTACCTGTACGTCAAGACCGACCTCGTGGTGTTCCCCCTCGTGGCCGAACAACTCGCAACAAAGAAATGGAGGTACTAGCCATGAACATGCAATCCAACCAAAGCGTGGCCTTCGAGCTGGGCAACCGCGCCGTTACGCTCACCGCCGACACCCTCGGCCACCTCGAAGACCTGAAACGCGCATCCCGGTTCTACCTGCGCGGGCTCGACGGCATCATGCGTGCGCTCATCCAGTTGGGGCGCGGCCCCGCAGAGACGCTCACGCCCGAACGGAGCCTGGAGCTGCTCGACATCGCCAGCGAAATAAAAGAACACATCCAGGCCGTTGCCGCCATCAACATGTATGCCGACGACAAGCGCGTGCTGCCCGACCTGCCGCTGAGCGACGAAGATTAGCATCTCCGCCTTCGCAGAAATTCAACCAATCACCAGACTGACAGAAATCATGAAACAAGAGAATAAAGAAACAACCGCCGTCGACGTGCAGCCCTATATCGATGCGCTGATGCACACCTTCAGCCCCGCTGCCACGCCCGAAGAAACCACCCACTTCTTCACCACCGCCGAGGTGATGGCCGGCATGCAGCAGATAAACCCCTCGCTTGCCGTATCGGCCGAGCAGGTGGCACACGCCCTCGCCCGCGCGGGATTCCGCCTCTGCAACCGCCCCGGCTCGCAAGGCATCTCGTTCCGCTGGATG